AAGCGCACTTGGGGCTTTTTGGTTTTTCAATGTTAATAGGAGTGAATGAATGAACACTAAACTGTCTGGAGAGGAGAGGATAGATTCTTGTCTATCCACCCTTGGAGAACCTATGTCTAAAGAGAATGCAATGTTTGAAGACTTCTGGAAAGTATGGCCTAGTAACCCAAGAAAAGGGGCTAAGTCCAAATGCAAACAGGTGTGGATAAAGTCCTACTGCGACACCCAAGCAGACCAAATCATCAAGCACGTTCAATGGCTAAAGACTACTGAGCAGTGGTTAAAGGCAAATGGTGCTTTCATCCCTGCCCCTTTGGTCTACCTAAACCAACAACGATGGGATGGTGCTGAGATTCCTGAGATTAAACGCACAGAAACAGCCCTAGAAGCCATTGAAGAGAGCAGAAGGTCATCAGTGCCTATGCCTGACGAAATCAGGGCTAAATTGGCTGCTTTGCGGGGAAGAACATGATTGAAGTATTGAAACAGGCGATTGAGGCGTTGGAATTAGTAAACACAGAGTTTGTATGCAATGGCGCACACCATGCAAAGAAAGACAGACATGAACTTGGTGAGCCTTGTCCTATTGTTGAACGATATGAAGAAGCCATTCAAGCAGGAAAGCAAGCCATTGCAGGGTTGGAAAGCCAAGAGTTTGTGTGCGAATGGTGTGATGAAACTGGAATGGTTGATTCTGGTGGCACACAACCGTGGGGCGAGGCGATAAATATTCCGTGTCGTTGTCAACACACCAACCCACCACAGCGCACATGGCATGGGCTGACGGATGAGGAGATTGAAACCATTTATGCAAATTGCAGTGCATGGGATAAATTTGAATACGAACGGATGCTTGAAGCCAAACTGAAGGAACTCAATACATGAGGAAATACGGCTATCTTGTCAAACAAATAGAAAAAGCACTTTGCGAGTTGGGTGCTATGACAGGTGCAGAACTGTGCCAAGAGCTTGGAGTTGAGAAAGCAGAGTTGTCGGCAGTGGTTTCACGCATGGCTAAAGCCTCTAAAACGCTTCCTAAGCGCCTCTACATCGTTGGCTATACCTTTGAGCATGAAACACACGATAGACGCTATCCAAGGGCCATTTATGCCTTGGGAGACTTACCCGATACACCCAAACCTAAACCTAGTCGGATAGATAATGTCAGACGATACAACGCAAACAAGCGCAAGAGGTTGACAGGAAACAGCGTTTTCAATTTAGGTTTACCAAGGAGGATTTATGACCAGAGTCGAAGCCAATCTATTGCTGGATGAAATCAAAAATGGAATCAACAATTATTCCAATCTCGCAGTCACGAGAGCCTTATGGGTTTGCGGTGACCTTCGAGGAACACCGATACCAGACCTTATTGCATCTTGTCAGGATGGCGAAAACTCAGGGGTTCAAGCATCATGCTTGGCACAGGGTGAAAGAGTTGGAGAATGACATTTATGGCTACTACAACGGCATCCAAGAGGAATTCTTGCAAAAAGTTAAGGAAAATCAATGATTTACATTGGGGTTGACCCCGGAAGCATCAATGGCGCACTTGGGGCAGTTGACCATCATGGCAACTACTTGGAAGCCTTCAACATTGAACACCAAGACAAACACATCTTGGCCTTGGTTTTCAAAAGTAGGATTCTTGGCCTAGTAGACCCCAAAGAAGGGGCAGAGATATGCATGGAACAAGTTCATTCAATGCCAAACCAAGGGGTTAGCTCTACCTTTTCGTTCGGCAGGGCTGTAGGTGTCATTTCGGCGGTTTGCGAGTTGACCAGATACCCTGTGCATCTTGTCACCCCTCAAAGGTGGAAAAAACACTTTCATTTGACCGCAGATAAAAACGAATCACTGGATATGGCTAGATACTTATGGCCTGAAGCAAAGCTAAAGCTAAAAAAGGACATAAACAAAGCAGAAGCCCTACTAATTGCAGAATATTTAAGGCACACAATAAATGGAATTGAAGCCAAAAAAGCGTTCACCCAAGCCTGAAGGCAAAAGGGGTCAAGTTGTTTTTTATTCTGAACAAGAAAAAAAGGCACTCTCCCACATTGGCAGCGGCTCAGTAGCTGAAGGGGCAAGAATCTCTGTCCGCTGGGCGGCACATTTTTGGCGTGTGGGTTTGCGGCCTGACCATGATTTGAACCATGTTGGAATCTGTCTTTTTGTTGACGATGACCTTGCAGACGATTTATAAGGGCTTTTTAGCGGGTTTTTTGGCTTGGGAAGGGTAAGGTATAGGCAGACAAGAAAAAAGCCCCTAAGGGCTTAAAATTGGAAAGTATTCACTAACTTAGTGTTCTGTATATGGTTGGCAGTCTTTAAGCCAGACATTGAATTCTGCAATTTGTTCTTCTTCAGTGGCAAACCATAAAACTTCAACCACTTCATCAAAATCATCATCGGAAACAATAACCTCAATGCACCAAGGAAATTCAGGGTTATATTTTACATCGTGAAATTTATGGACTCTCATTTTTAACACCTCTTTACGTTTGTTTACGAAAAATTATCCTCAAAAGCAGGGCAATAGTGGCATAAATCATAATTGACCTTCAAGGCTTTGAAGGAATTCAATTACAGAATCTAAGCCTGATTCGACTGTGTGATCATCAAAATCAGCGTTATATGTTTGCTTTAAGACTTTTTGCGACAGTGCTGCTTTTATGTCGTGAAGTTCAAACAATGCCGAAGTCAGGTGGTTATAGTCAACTTCAAGCCTTACAGGGTTTTCCAGCCAGTGGGTATCTATCATGCTGTCACCTCTGCAATTTTGTAGTCTTCAGGGCTAAAGTCTTCAAGATGTCCTATTTCGACCATATGGGCTTGGTCTTTTAGGAATCCGTCCAACTCTTTTTGGGCATCTTCAAGGGTTTCAAACGTGACTAAGGTATTTGCGTCATCCGTCCAAAGGTTTATCCATCCAGCGCACAGGGTGTAGGTTTGCACTTCATAAGTCATGCTGTCACCCCTTAAAAGTCACGATAAACAAAGCCGCCTTCGACTTCGCCGACAAATACACCGTTTTCCTCTAAACACTTTTTGACTTCCTCTATCTTGTCTTCCTCTGTTTCACAGGCTGATAAGTCGAAGTTATAGGATTGGGCGATATTTTCCCATCCATCTTCGCTAAAGTCACAACATAAGGCGATAACGTCCAATTCAACCTCTACGCCGCAGTCGTTTTCATATTGTTCTAAGTAGTCCCAAAGAACACCCAATCCCTGCAAAGAAAAATTTTGTGGGCGCAAACGCATAAAAGAATCTTGAAATTCAGAAAATCCTACTGTTTGTTTCATGATGAACACCTATTAAACCCTGCAAAAGCACAGGCCAAAGGGGACAGAATCCCCAATGGTCTTAACTCTTACTCTGTCACTACTACAGGCATTTCAGCCTCTACGGGCTTAGTTTTTGACCGATAGCACCAATCTGGAACTTTAGCCATGCCGCCATCCCTACAGGGCATCATCACGCCCACAAAATGGTCATCCATCATTGGAAAACTGACCAAAATAGATTGGTCACCCCTTTGGATAAGACTAGGAATTTGACGTTTTCCCCATATTTCCTCGGACATATCAACAAAGCGAACTAAAAGGTCGGGGTTAAAAGTAGCGGGTTTGATGTCTTCCTCTTTAAACACCATAGGAATCACTCTATCGGCATCTGGAAAACGTGCATCGTGGGCTTGAAAGCGCACTGTTTGATTGTCAGAGATGCACTCTACAGCGTGGCCTTCAACGCTAAAGTGTAGGAAATCGTCACCTTGTTTTTTTGTACCTTTGAGCTTGATAAGGTGCTCAGTAGGTAAAACGACATTCATAGGGACATCTGAACGGATGCCGTCAACAAACAAACGGCCCAAAATATGTCCGTCCGTGGCTTCGATATAAGTACCCCGATTGTCTCGAACGACATTGATGCCTTGCAAATAGTAGCGGATGTCTTTTTTAGCGGCAAGATGCAACATTCCACGGATGTCTTTGCGGCGGATTGTGAATTTCATTATGAACACCTTTTAAGTTGAAACCCTAGAAAAGCCTAGGAAGTAAGGCACTGTAAACAATGCCCTACGTTCTAGAATTTATACACCAAATGCCAGTAGAACACCAATTAGGGCAAAGGTGATAACGCAAACAATGCCCCAAAGAATCTCGCTTTTATCTGTTTTCATACGTTGACCGCCTTAGAAAAGTTAGGCTTTTCGCCGCTATAGGTTGCAACACGGAAAGAATGGAAGCCCGCATCTGTGGCTAGCTTGATAACTCTCTCAATCTCCGCCATTGTCTTAGCACCGCTTAAAAGCAAGGTTTCCATGTAATCACGGGTTTCACCTTGTTCAAGCCCATAAAGTAAAAGTTCTTTCATAGTCACGCCTCTTAAGTTTGTTGATTGAAACACTAGGATTGTCTGACCTAGTGAATATATTATCGTTTCTGTCTGACAGTATAGTATCAGGACAAACCCTAATCAATCCCCTATTTATATCTATCAACTAATCCTAATCATTAGGTTTTATCTATCGTTGATTTCACAATATGAAATGTGCCTGTGATGGTATCCCTAAGATGGTGCATCGTTTCCCTATGCTTACTGACCAGTCAGTCATTAACCTACTGACCCGCTAGTCAGTAGCGCATTTCACCATGTGGGATGGTGTTTCATATGGGGGGGAGGGGGTGGGTGAGTAGAGAGAATATTGTTGTAGCCTCGTCCGTACTTAAAAAGCTAAATCTAGATGTTTGACACAACAATGCTACGTTGGTGGAAGAAAAGAGTAATCAGGTAAGTACAGACGTAGCAAGGCAGTCGTAGATATTCTCATGGTCTTGAGAATCCCTAGATGGGTGGGTGTCGTATAGCGTATAGAGTTAAGCTGACTCTATGGGGCGTCAGGTCGTATTACTGTTTCCAGTGCGTACCGCTTTATAGCCACCGCCCTTGACTTCCCTTTCGGGTCTTGTTTGGGCAACCGTATATCTCATGCCTTTGAGGGTGCGACTGCCACACCCGACATCCCTTTACTTGTAACGCCAATCAGTTGTATCCATGTTGGATTTACCAATGTTACACGCCTCACACAACACTTGCAAGTTCTCAATATCAAGTTCTCGTTCTGGGTATTTTGATCTTGGAAGAATGTGGTCAACATGGATATAGCCACTGGTTTCCCCGCAAGCCTGACACTTCTTGCCAAACCTGACTAAAGCCTTGTACCTGACATCCCGCCACTCCCTAGTCTTATAGAAGTCTTTACCCATGCCAAACACATAAACTGGTGGTGGCTCAAACTGGACTTTCTTCTTGGGAGACTTCTTCTGCATTGCCCAAGCTATCTGGGATGCCTTCTTTTTAATCAATGCCTGAATAACAGGGCTGGACTCTGCCAACTTGTCTAAGGTCTTCTTGGCCTTGGCTGCTCTAGCTTTGCGCTGACGCTTTACTGCGTCCATACCTGTCTTACTGTAAATAGCCATGAAAAAAGCCCTTTAGGAGTAGTACAGTTGCGCCCCTGAGATTCCCCAAGGCTGTACCACTTCTAAAAGGCTTGTAGTCTGGCGCAATCAGACTTGCCTCCACTATACAAGATTCCTATTCTGATGTAAAGTGATTGCTAACTTCCCTCCTGTGGACAAAAGATGAATGCAATAGACGCTTTACCTGACAAACTGAAAAAGCCAAGAGGCCGCCCTCCCAAGGCTGTCAAAGTGGCTATCCCCAAGCCAATGACTATGGCTCGTTATGCCGATAGTCCTCCTGCCCTACTTCCCAAGACTGAACTTCAGAGAGTCAAAGAACTCAAAGAACTCCTGATAAACAGTGCTGGTTCTAATGTTGTCCACAAGGCAGTTGAGATTGCCATGAATGACGAACACCCTGCTCAGATGGCTGCAATCAAACTCTGTATGGACAGAATGCTCCCTGTCTCCCTGTTTGAGAAAGAAGGAAAACAGAGATCAGCAGTTAACATAACTATTTCAGGTATTGGCGGTGTCTCCATTGGTGACAAGACAATTGACGCTGAAGACATAGAAAGCAAAGATGTCTGATCTGAACTTCAGTCTCCTCCCTTGGCAACAAGAAGTCTTTGCTGACAAAACCCGCTTTAAAGTCATCGCTGCTGGTCGGCGTTGTGGTAAGTCACGCCTCTCAGCCGTTACCCTCTTGATTGAAGGACTGCAATGTAGTGCAGGTTCGGCAGTGCTTTATGTTGCCCCTACCAATGGTCAGGCAAGGCAGATTATTTGGGACGTTTTGATGGAGTTAGGTAGGGATGTCATCCAAGCCAGTCACATCAACAACATGGACATCACCCTGATAAACGGAGCCAAAATCTATGTTAGAGGTGCAGATCGCCCAGATACTCTGCGAGGAGTGTCGCTCACCTATGCTGTGCTTGACGAGGTTGCCGACATCAAACCCGAAGCATGGGAACAGGTTATTCGTGCTTCGTTGTCAGACAAAAAGGGTCGGGCAATGTTCATCGGCACTCCCAAGGGTCGTAACTTTTTCTATGACGTATTTAAACTCGGAAACTCAGAAACCGACCCAGACTGGAAATCTTGGCACTTCACAACCAAAGATAACCCCCTGATCGACCCAAC